TTCTGATTTCAACTGAACACGTAGGAAAGGGATTTAGGGCTGGTCGTCGACGGACTTGCGTGGCCTGTGTGCCGAGGTGGGTTACAAGTAAAGGTCGCATGTGATGGGCGATGGCCAAGATCGGAAGACAAACTACATCTGATAAAGCTGGCCGCGAGCCGGCTTGGATTCGCGACAAGGCCAACCAAGCAGAATGGACTGGCCGCTTTATAGGAATTTTGAAAAGGGATTACGGGAGTTCAGATTCAGCGATATCCGCTATTCTGAGTATTGAGGAATTGGTTCAAATGTGCGCATTGAAAATGAGGTGTTATGCGAATAAGGAAGCCACACGTTGGCTTTATAAGCAACGCAAAGCGAGGGGTGCCGTATTCAAGAGCCGACTCGAAATTGCTATTGCGGGTATGCAAGTAGCGATCGACTTTTACACCGATCAAGGCAATCAGTCTGCGGTGCTGGTTCTTCGCGGACTCGGAACCGAGTTGTCAGAGAAGCTGGATCTATGTAAGGTAGCCTTCGCTACTAAGAGGCACGGCCGAGACAGGGCTCATTCGATACTCAGTGAGTGCCACTTATTTCTGGAGGCGCGATTGGGGCAGGCAATTTCCTTTGTGACTCTCGCGAATTTGGTGAATGCCGGGTACGAAGCTGATGGAATCCTTCTCAAGGAACCTATCTCCGAAGAACAGATCCGCAAGAACCTGACATTGTTCAGGTGTAATAATCCCTTGTGGGACAATGCGATGGACGCCTACGCTATGCTCACCCCGGTCAACCCGGCAACAAAATAAGTCAAAAAAAGCAGTTTCGTTGCCTGTTCAAGTTCTACCAGTTCTCGTAGCCTGAACCCTGGGTTACGTGAAAATGGGAGCTAACAATACCGTCTCGAGAAAGAAAGGCAGTCAGGCGACCTTCCTGAAAACAGACCGGAACTTGGCTATGTCCAGGCCAAGTTTGACGATCGAGTACAAATCCACTGCAATCCTCAGGCCTGATCCAAAGAACCCTCGTGTTCATAGCGACAAGCAAATAGAGCAGATAGCGCGAAGCATTCAGGGCTTCGGCTTTAATGTTCCTGTCCTTGTTGATGCAGGTCTGCGGGTGATTGCTGGGCATGGCCGCCTCTTGGCCTCCAAGCTTCTTGGAATCTACAAAGTGCCGGTCATTAGGCTGGACCATTTGTCGGAGGACCAGAATCGGGCGTTCATGATCGCCGACAACCGGCTCACCGAGAACTCAGAATGGGACAACCGGTTGCTGGGTGAGCAACTGAAGATCCTCTCCGAGGTGGAGTTGGATTTCAGTCTCGAGACTACCGGTTTCCAAATGGGTGAGATCGATCTGATGATCGAAAACCTCGCCCCCGCCACCAATGGCGAAATCGATCCCGCCGACCTGCAGCCTGAATCGTCAGTTGGGCAGGTAAGCCGACTTGGTGACCTTTGGAAGCTCGGAAAGCACCGCGTGCTTTGTGGGGATGCGCTCTGTCCAAAAAGCTACGAGTTGCTGATGGATGGTCACAAAGCGAACATGATCCTCACCGACCCGCTTTATAACGTTCAGATTTCTAGGCATGTCAGCGGGAACGGCAAGGTCCGACATCGCAAGGTCGTGACGGCTTCTAATGACAAAAGCGGAGCCGAGTTCATGGCGTTCTTGACGGACGCACTCAATCTTCTCGCCCAACATAGTTTGAATGGAAGCCTCCACTACATCTGCACGGAGTGGCGGTACATGCGAAAAGTGCTCGCAGCCGGAACTGTCGCCTATTCCGAACTCAAGAATCTGTGCGTTTGGACCAAGGACAACCCCGAGATGGGATCGTTTTACCGCAGCCAACACGAACTGATCTTCGTGTTCCAGAACGGCTCGACCCCCCATCGCAACAACGTCCAGCGGGGGCGATTCGGCCGCACTCGCAGCAATGTCTGGCGCTACCCAGCTGCCAATTCTCTTGCCGGCTCTACCGATGAAGGGGACCTGCCAGTCGTCCGAGCCACAGTCAAACCGGTTGCGCTCGTGGCGGACGCCATTATGGATTGCTCGGCGCGGGGTGATCTGGTTCTCGATCCGTTCCTCGGGACCGGAACGGCTGTCATTGCAGCGGAACGAACTGGTCGGGTTTGCAATGGCATGGAACGCGATCCGGGTTGCGTCGATACTGGCATACGGAGGTGGCAGAAGCTCACGCGCCTCGAAGCTATACACCAGGTTACTGGACGAACGTTTGCGCAGCATGAGAAGGAGGCCATTGATGCCCGGTGATGATAACAAGCCATATAGCGTTGGATTTGGAAAACCGCCGAAACCAACCCAGTTTCGCAAGGGTCTTTCTGGCAATCCAAAGGGTAGGCCGAAAGGTAGTCGGAATTTGGAGACTGTTCTTGAGCGGACTTTGAAAGAGAAGGTCGTCATCAACGAGAACGGGGTGCGCAGAACGGTTACCAAACTTGAGGCGGCAGTGAAGCAACTTGTGAATCAGGCCGCCTCAGGTGATCTAAGCGCGATGCGGCAACTGTTAGCGCTCGCGAGTTCGGTTGAGGAAGAACAAGTTGGTCCACCGCCGAGACTGCTGGACCAGAACGATCAAAAGGTGTTGGAAAACTTCGTGAAAAGAATCAAACAATCTGCGAACAGAGAAGAAAATGAAAATCAATAAAAAAGAAGAATACCTAGCGATCCTACGGACTGATTTTGTGGCGTTTGTGGAACGAGCCTTCCGCGAACTAAATCCAAAAACGGAATTTCAGCTCAATTGGCACATTGAGGTGATCGCCGAAGCTCTGGAACAGTGCCGTACCGGCAAACTGCGACGTCTGATCATCAATGTTGCGCCGCGATCCCTTAAATCACACATGACCTCGATCTCGTTTGTGGCCTGGCTGCTGGGGCACAATCCGGCGGCGCGGATCGCCTGCGCAAGCTATGGCCAAGACTTGTCAGAGAAGCTGGCTGGCGATTGCCGATTGTTAATGGCCAGCCAGTGGTATCAGGATCTATTCCCGGAAACTCGACTATCGACAGATAAATCGGCCGTTCGTGATTTTGAGACCACTGAGAAAGGCTCACGCATTGCCACCTCGGTCGGCGGCGCGTTCACGGGGCGTGGTGGGGAGTTCATTCTCATCGACGATCCTCTCAAGCCAGATGAGGCAGTATCGGAGACCCAGCGCAGTAAGGTCAACGATTGGTGTGCTAACACTCTGATGAGCCGTTTGAATGACAAGCGGACGGGTTGCATCATCTTAATTATGCAGCGCCTCCATGAGGATATCTTAGTTGGCCATGTCCTCGACAAAGAACAGTGGAAAGTGCTTCGATTCGCTGCGATTGCCGAAGATGATGAGAACTATGTGATTAACTCGCCTTATGGCACTCGGCATTTTCAGCGGCGTGCCGGCGAAGCGCTCCATCCAGAGCGGGAGCCTTTGGAGGCACTGAATCAGCTTTGCAAAGATCTGGGGGAGTACAACTTTGCCGGCCAATACCAGCAGGCTCCTGCTCCATTGGGCGGCGGGTTGGTGAAAGCAGAGTGGTTTAAAACCTACACCGTTGCTGAGAAGCCGGCGCAGTTTGACGTGATTCTTCAAAGTTGGGATACCGCAAACAAATCAACGGAACGAAATGATTACAGCGTCTGTACCACTTGGGGCGTAAAGGACAACCACGTCTACCTCCTTCACGTCTTTCGCAAGCGTCTGGATTATCCGGATTTGAAGCGCAAGGTGCGGGAGCTAGAAGAGGTTTTTCATCCGCAGACGATCTTGATCGAAGATCAGGGGTCAGGCATACCACTGATCCAGGAACTAGTGAATGAAGGAATGCAATCTATCAAAAAGTACAAATCGACGTTGGAAAAGATCGTGCGGATGAATTCGGTCACGAGCGTGATTGAAAATGGCTTTGTCCACCTGCCAGAAAAGGAACTGTGGTTGGACGAGTACCTGCATGAGCTCACCATCTTCCCAAATGGCAAGTACGATGACCAAGCCGACTCAACCTCACAGGCGCTCGACTGGGTTAAAGATAGCTTCGCGGAACAATTTCGTTGGCTAAGAATACGGGCTCGCAGAGTGATGATTGCAGAGGGCCGGCTGGAAGAAGTGCGTGAAATGGATAAAAAATATGGACCGCCACCGGGAGAACCCGAACTAGCCGCTCCGTCTGGGCCAGTGGTCGACCCCGTTCCCGGCAAGACTCAAAAGAGCAGTGGCCCTTGCGTTTACGTTGGCCCGGAAGGCGAGGACCCTGACTCGAGACGTCTAAAGCGCCGCCCGTAATTCTCTTCGAAGTAGCCCTGTCGCTCCGATCTCAGAAGACCGATGCGGCGGGTCGGACGCTTTTGATTTGCTGGTGTCTCCTGTCGGCGGACTCCAAATCGGAAGGTAGAAGTGAAGCACATTGCTGAAGCCTTCAATGCAGTCTGACTCGCAATTGTGAACGC